GTACACGTAATGGAAGAGTACGATGAAGATTTAGACCAGATGTTATTTTATTTACCTTTGGCTGGATCTGCGTTTAAAAAAGTTTACTACGATGAGAACCTACAAAGACCCGTATCTAAGTTTATAGCACCTGAAGATTTAATCGTTCCTTACTATACGACTGACTTAGAGTCTTGCCCACGTATTACGCATCTGATTAAGATGCCAGAAAATGACGTCAAAAAACTACAGGCAATAGGGTTTTACAAAAGAACAGAGCTAGAGCCAGGTGAGGAGCCTAGCAATTATTCCTCTTTGGATACGGAGAAAGAGAAATTAGAAGGTATAGAACCAAGTGGTGAAAGCGACGAAATATGTGTTTTATACGAAGTCCACTGTAATTTAGACCTAGAAGGGTTTGAAGATATGGATGAAAATGGCGAAGAAACAGGAGTCAAGCTCCCGTATATCGTCACGATTGATTCAACGACAGAAAACATACTGTCTATCAGAAGAAATTTTAACGCCGAAGACCCAATGAAAAATAAGATTGAATATTTTGTTCATTTCAAGTTTTTACCAGGTCTAGGATTTTACGGTTTCGGTTTAACTCACATGATTGGTGGGTTATCGAAAGCTTCCACATCTATACTAAGACAATTGATAGATGCTGGGACTCTCTCCAATTTGCCTGCTGGTTTCAAGACTCGAGGCATCCGCATACGTAACGAAGACGAGCCGATACAACCTGGCGAGTTCAGAGACGTGGATGCACCAGCAGGCTCTTTGCGAGATGCAATTCAGCCGTTACCGTTCAAAGAGCCAAGCGGTACTTTGTTATCGTTACTAGGATTATTAGTACAATCAGGACAAAGATTTGCCTCTATAGCTGAGATAGCTGTAGGTGAAGGCAACTCGCAAGCCCCAGTAGGGACTACTTTGGCCTTGATGGAAAAATCTACAAAAGTTTTAAGTGCTATACACAAGCGTTTACACAACGCGCAGAAAAAAGAGTTTGGGTTGTTATCAGACATCTTTGCTCAGAGCTTGCCGCCGACTTATCCCTATTTAGTCTCGGGTGGTATCAACGAAGTCAAGCAAAGTGATTTTGACGGGCGCATCGACATTTATCCTGTTAGCAACCCAGATATATTTTCTACCAGTCAACGTATAGTTATGGCCCAAGAAATGATGCAGTTGGTACAATCAAATCCTCAAATACACGGGCCAGGTGGAGTCTACGAGGCTTACAAAAGAATGTACGCTTCATTAGGAGTAGATAACATCGACCAATTGCTTCTTCCACCGCCTCCTGATCAGCCTCCTGCTATGGAGGCGGGTATGGAAAATAGTAGCCTGATGATGGGCGCACCAGCTCAAGCTTTCATACAACAAAATCATGATGCACATATAGCTGCTCATGTTAGTCTTCTAAGCTTACAACCTGTTCAAACTAACGCGCAGGTACAGGCCAATATTATTTCTCATAGTATGCAGCACTTACAAATGAAGGCTGATGTGATTGCGCAGCAACAAATGCCACCTGAAGTGTTACAACAATATCAACAGCTACAACAACAGGCGCAACAAGTTTCTCCTGTTGAAGCTCAACAGTTACAAGCGCAAGCGCAAAATATATTAGCGCAGTTTAGCGCACCCATCATGTCTGAATTAGTTATACAGTTCTCGCAACAGATTGGCACACCTCAAGAAGAAGATCCTTTAGTCACTATAAGGAAACAAGAACTGGCTTTGAAGGGACAGCAATTAAACCAAGAACAACAACAGTTTATGCAGCGTGAAGAACAACGTGCTATGGATCAAATGCGTCAAGATCAGATAGATCGTGAGCGTATAGAAGCCCAACGAGATATTGCCGAAATGAAAGACGATACTACGAGGGATAGACTCGACCAACAAAAAGAACTAAAATTAATTGATCTTGGATTAAGGGAACTTTAATTATGATAAAAAGAACTGAAGTGAATCAACAGAAAACTCCAACTGTACTTGATGGCAAACAGTCTTACTCTAACAAAGGCACTTTGCAAACTAAAAAAGCAGAGTCTTTTGACGCTAACACCACACCAAAACCAGGTATGGGTAAAGGCAAAGCTAGAGGAATGGGTGAAGCCGAGTTTGGTGGTAAGTTTTCTGGTATTTATTAATGGATTTGATTTGGTTTGCAGAGGCTTTTCAAAAGCTTCTGAAGGAGAAAAAACAATCTTTAGAAGATTTGATTCTTAACGGAGCCAAAGATTTCCAAGAATACAACTATCTACGTGGTCGTCACAACGCTATCGAAGACGTAGAGCAAGAAATAAAAGCGTTGCTAGAAAGGAGTGTACAAAACGATGAAAGAGGTACTGGTACCTGATCATATCGCAAGGGAGGTTGAAGCTGAGAAGTCGCAACCAGAAGAGGAAAAAACAGAATTAGATCAAGCATACGTCAAATCCGATGACCGTGTCCTAGATCCCACACTATTAGACAAATCCTATTTAGAACGTATGCCTCAACCGACAGGTTGGCGCTTATTGATATTGCCCTATAAAGGTAAATCAGTAACTAAAGGTGGTATTGTTCTAGCAAAAGAAACTGTAGAAAGAGAATCACTAGCTACCGTAGTAGCCTACGTAGTCAAGATGGGACCTCTTTGTTACGCGGATCAGAACAAATTTGGCGATACCCCTTGGTGCCAAGAAAAACAATGGGTATTAATTGGTAGATATGCAGGTGCTAGGTTTAAACTTGGCGACGATGCAGAGTGCCGTATTATTAACGATGACGAAGTCATTGCAACTATAGAAGACCCTGACGATATAGTTAGTGTCTAACATGAGGAATTATCATGCAAGAAAACGAAGCAATACAGACTGAGGAACAAGAACCTACCGAAGTCGTAGAACTAGATGAAGTTGAGCAGGATTCTGAATCTGAACAAGTCGCAGCTCCTATTGAGGATGTTTCTGTAGAAGAGACAAAAGCAGATCAGGAACAAGACGAATTAGAGGATTACTCTAAAAATGTTCAAAAAAGAATCTCTAACTTAACTAAAAAGATGCGCGAACAAGAACGCGCAGCACAATCAGCATACGAATATGCCAAAAATTTACAGGCAGAGAATGAAGCCTTAAAAAAGAACACGTCGCAATACGCTGAAAATTATCAATCAGAAGCAGAAAGCAGGTTGAAAGCCCAAAGAGCGCAAGCCAACGCTGTACTTAAATCTGCTTATCAAGATCAAGATTGGGATAAAGTCACCAAAGCTCAAGATATTCTTGACAAAATTACTGTTGAAGAAAGCAAGATAGCTAATGGTACATTGTCTATTCAGCCAACAACTGAGTATCAAGAAGTACAAGCCCCACAAGGTTTGCAACAACCTAAACCAACTCCACAACCAGACCCAGCAGCAGAAGATTGGGCTAGTCAAAACGAATGGTTTGGTGAAGATGAGGCTATGACTTTAGTAGCTTTTAATATTCACAGGAGATTGGTTGAAGAGGAAGGGTTTGATACAAATGACCCAACATACTATACTGAGATTGATAAACGTATAAGAGCTGAATTTCCACATAAGTTTAGTGGTGGAGGAGAAGCAGAGCCTAAAGGTAAGATACAGCAGACTGTAGCACCCGCAGGTAGAAGCGAAAGCTCTGGACGCAAACGACAAGTAAGGCTTACCAAAGCCGAAGTTGAAATGGCACGTCGTTTGAATGTACCGTTACAAGAATATGCTAAACATGTAAGAAGGTAGACAAATGACAAACGAAATAGAACAAAACGAATCAACAGATGTGCAAGCATCTACTGAAAACAGAACACCACGTTCTGCTGAAACTCGAGCAAAAGATACTGCTCGCAAACCTTGGCGTCGCCCCCAAATGTTGGACACTCCAGAGCCACCTGAAGGATATGAATACAGGTGGATAAGAGCTGAAATCGTTGGACAGGAAGATAGAAAAAATGTAACTGCTAGGCTTAGAGAAGGTTTCGACCTTGTTAGAGCCGAAGAGTTAGATGGCTTTGAGATTCCCACGCTTGACGATGGAAGACACTCAGGAGTAGTTTCCGTGGGTGGTTTGCTTTTGGCCAAGATTCCTACTGAAACGCGAAATGAAAGAAACGCCTACTTTTCTAATCGCGCACAATTGCAACAAGATGCAATTGACCATGATCTTATGCAGGAATCAGATCCAAGCTCTCCGATCTTAAAACCAGAGAGAAAAACAAGCGTAACTTTTGGTGGTGGTAATCGTGAGTGATTATCACTGTAATTAAATTAAATAACTGAATAAGGAAAACTTATTATGGCAAATAAAGATGCACCTTTCGGGTTTCGTTCAGTAGGCAAAAAAGGTGGCGGCGTCGCAAACGGCGGTGTCACTGAATATTCTATTGCTTCTGGCGCAACTGGAGACATTTTTTCAGGCGACCCAGTTAAGATGTTGAACACTGGTACTATTTTAGTAGCTGGTGCAGCAACAACTTTATTGGGAATATTCAGAGGATGTAAATTTACAAACAGTTCGGGTGAGGTGATTTTTTCATCGCACTTCCCTACTGCTACTGTATCTTCTGATATTGTTGCTTTTGTTGAAGATGATCCTGATACATTATTTGAAGTACAATGCACTGGTTCTTTAGCGCAAACAGCTGTAGGTAACAACGTGGAGTTGGCTTACACTGCTGGCTCTACAAAAACTGGTATGTCTGCGGCAGAAATCTCTTCTACCACAGCAGCTACTACAGCGCAGTTTAGAATCGTAGGATTCTCTACTGACCCTTCAAATAGTACAACTGGATCAGCTAATATAAATGCAATCGTATACATTAACGAGCATTTCTATACCACAGTAACGGGAGTTTAATAATGGCAATAAATAGAGCGCAATTAGCGAAAGAACTAGAGCCTGGATTGAACGCCCTTTTTGGGTTGGAATACTCCAGGTATGAAGCTGAACATGCTGAAATTTTTGATACGGAAACTTCTGACAGAGCGTTTGAAGAAGAAGTTCTAATTTCAGGTTTCGGTAATGCAGAAGTAAAAGCTGAAGGAACAGGCATTAGGTTCGATAATGCTTCTGAAGGCTACACTTCACGTTACACACACGAAACAGTTGCTTTGGCTTTTGCATTAACAGAAGAAGCTGTTGAAGATAATCTATATGACAGACTTGGTGCTAGATACACTAAGGCGTTAGCTAGATCAATGGCAAATACCAAACAAATTAAGGCTGCTGCTGTATTGAACAATGCGTTCTCTACCGCAGGAGGCGATGGTAAAGCTCTTATAGCAACAGATCACCCCATGAGTGGTGGTGGTACTCTTGCAAACAGAGCGACAACTATGGCTGACCTTAATGAAACTTCATTAGAAGATGCTTTGATTTCAATATCAACATTTACTGATGACAGAGGTTTGACTATTGCTTTGAGAGGAATGAAACTAATTGTTCCACCTCAACTTCAATTCGTTGCAGATAGACTTCTACAAACTCCAGGGAGAGTAGGAACTTCTGATAATGACATCAATGCAATTAGAAGTATGGGAATGTTACCTGATGGTTACGTAGTGAATCACTACTTAACTGATACAGATGCTTTCTTCATCAAAACTGATTGTCCAGATGGATTCAAGCACTTTGAAAGATCACCACTTGCTACAGCATTAGAAGGTGATTTTGATACTGGAAACATGAGATACAAAGCTAGAGAGAGATATTCTTTTGGATTCTCTAACTTTAGGGCTGTATTCGGTTCTCAGGGAGCTTAATGGCTTAGTAGTCACCGTCACCCGACTACTAGGAGAAAGGGATGTTTCGACATCCCTTTTTCTTGCCTGATTGTTTTTATATGTGTAAACTAAAATTGGTTTAAAATTAATTAGCTTGATGAGGGCCGTTTACGGTTTCCATTAATACAAATATAAGGAGTTCAAGATGGCTAATCCACATTTCCAAAACTTAATACTTAACGCTGGTAACAGCGAATCCACCAAACATAAGAAAGATATTCCTATGTTCTTGGTAAACCCGTCCAGTTCGTTGTTTTATCAATACTCAAATGATTTTATGACTTACGCTTCTGGCGATTTCACAATCACTACAACTGAAGCTGGTACAGGTTCAGCTACAGAAGCTTTGACTTCTGGAGCAGGCGGTCAGCTTTTGCTTACTAACGCAGCAGGTGATAATGATTTAGACTTTTTACAGTTAAAAGGTGAGTCGTTCAAACTAAGCAGCAGTAAAAGAGCTTTCTTTGAAGCTAGATTTAAAGTAAGTGATGCAACGCAATCTGATGTTGTTATGGGTTTACAAATAACAGATACAACACCACTTGCCGTTTCAGACGGTGTTTACTTTATGAAAGATGATGGTGATACAAACCTAGATTTTCATATTGAAAAAGATGGTACAGATACAACTACGTCAGCAGTAACTACTTTAGCTGATGATACATTTGTTAATGTTGGTTTCTTTATAGATCCAAACACTTCTCAAGTATCATATTTCATAGGAACTGCCGCACCAGTAGGAGTAGTAAACACTAACTTACCAGATGATGAAGAATTAACTGTATCTTTTGGTATTCAAAACGGTGAAGCAGCAGCAAAAACTATGACTATAGATTACATCAACGTAATCTGTGAAAGATAGGAGTAAATAATGGCTGATACAGTAACTTCCCAGACTATACAGGATGGTGAAAGAGTTGCTATCCTCAAATTTACCAACGAATCTGACGGAACAGGTGAAGCATCTGTAAAAAAAGTTGATGTTTCTGCATTAGCTTCAAATAATGCGGGTTCTGCTTGCACTAGCGTATCTATAGCTAGGATTTATTGGGCAACTAGAGGTATGGGCGTTGATATAGAATTTGACGCCAGCACCAATGTTTTAGCAATACCTCTGCCAGCTGATAGTACAGGTGACGAATACTACGATGATAGATTCAGTGGCATACCAAATAACGCAGGTTCTGGTGTGACAGGGGATATTGATTTTACAACAGTAGCTCACTCTGATGGTGATGCTTATTCGATCATACTTGTATTGAATAAAAATTACTAATGGCTGAATACAGAGGCAAAAAAGTAACTCTGAATAAACCAAGGAGAATCTCAAAAGGTTCTCCTGGGTTTGGCAAAAAAACTAGAGAGGTTTTTGTTAGAGTACCTGCTTCTGGAAAAATTAAACGCGTGACCTTTGGCGATCCAAAATTAGGCGCACATCCCAATAACCCAAAAAAACGTAAAGCTTATTGTGCTAGGAGTAAAAACCTTGGCGACGATAGGACTAAAGCAAATTATTGGTCAAGGAGACAGTGGAGATGCTAAAAAAGATAAGTAAAGTTTCAAAGGAATTGAATAAAGCATCTAGGATGCACAAAAAACAATCTAATACTTTGAAAAAATTAGTTAAAAATGCCAAAAAGAAAAAACCAAAAAGCACAAATAGAAAGAAAACAAGAGGTAAGAAGAAATAATGGCAAAGAAAGCAAAAAGCGGCGGTAAGATTTGTCCAGAAGGAAAAGCTTGGGCAAAGCGTACTTTTGATACATATCCTTCGGCTTATGCAAATATGGCCGCATCTAAATATTGCAAAGATCCAAACTATGCAAAAGGCTCTAAGAAAAAGAAAAGAGTCAAAAAATCAAATGGTGGATTAGTCTTTAACGTAAGGGGACAGGGCAGAGTCATGCCCGATAGATTAAGATAATGGGCCAACTGAAACAGTGGAGAGAACAAAACTGGGTTAGAATCGGTACAGACGGTTCTATCAAAGGACCGTGTGGAACAAGCAAAAACAAAAAGAATCCTGATAGATGTTTGCCTAAAGCTAAAGCCCAAAGTTTATCAAAAGCAGAACGTGCTAAAACAGCAAGAAAAAAGAAAGCTGCTGGAGCAAAAGGCAAGACTGTCGTAGCGAACACAAAAAAAGCAAGAGTTTCAATGGCAACAGGAGATGTTGCACGTATACAAAATAAGACAAATAAAAAAAATGGATTCATAGCAAGAGGCTGTGGTAAAGTTATGAGTAATCGTCGTAAAGTTACGACTATATCGTAGGAGAAAATTATGGCTACAAAAGCAGATAAGAAAATGGAAGCCAAGTTAAAGGCCAGGCAAAATGCCAAAGTAAGGCCTGACGAGCCTGTTGAAGAAACAAGAATTTATTTAAACATGCCTAAGAAAAAGGCTGCAAAACCAGCTGCGAAAAAACCAGCTGCCAAGAAAAAAGCAACTAAGAAAAAGTAGAGGTTTAAATGTATAAAAGAACAAAAGGATATGCCGCTGGCGGACAAGTTAAATCAAAAGGCATGCGTAACGGCGGCCAAATGAAATCTAAAGGCATGCGTAACGGCGGCCAAATGAAATCTAAAGGTATGAAAAAAGGTGGCGTATACAAAAGCAAAGGTATGAAAAAAGGTGGTGTTTATAGCACTAAAGGTATGAAAATGGGTGGCCCAAAGAAATCTAAAGGATACAAAAGGGGCGGGAAAGGTAAGCCATAGGTGGCTTATTTACAAAGCAACATCCCACATTTCAAATGTTGGGTTAGAAGAGAATATACACACAACCATGAAAAATATCATGGTGAGTTTCTACATGCTATGGTTGTCGCTGTTACAACCATGCCGTGTCGTTGTTTGAGTTTTCAAGTCATATTTACAGGTATAGAAGCTGAAGGCGAAGAAGAAGATACGGTTCACGGTGGCGCTATGTGGGCTAGGATGCCAATTACTGCACTCGTAGGCGATACACCTTTTGAACAGTGGCCAGAGCCAATGGCTGTTCACGATGCACAACCTTGGGATTGTTCTTCTCACCATCATGCAGTTTACGTTATAGATAGAGCAACGCCCTGTCCCTGGATGGCAAAGATAGATGGCAATATGTATCCAGCAAAATATTTATTTACAGTAGACTATACCGAAAGCGAAATAGCAGACGATCCAGCACAACATAAACAAAGTCACGTCCTAGAACTTTTAGATGCTGGAGAGTGGACTGGCAATATAGTCGCACTTCCAAACAACCGCGTAAGAGTTACACATCCAGCTTGGTTTGAAACTGGTAGTGGCGCACCTGATTTTAGACCATCCGCACATATACATTATTCAAAGTCTGATTTAGACTATACCTTGGACGTAAACAGAATTTTTGATAATCTATATGCAGAGGATGAATAATGGCACTTTCAGGCAGCACTAATTTTGAACCTAATGTAACCGAGTTTGTAGAAGAGGCTTTCGAGCGTTGTGGTATAGAACTCAGGACAGGTTATGATCTTAAAACAGCCAAAAGGTCTATCAACCTTATGTTAGCAGAATGGGCTAATAGAGGTTTAAATCAATGGACGATCGAACAAACTACACAAGCATTAACAGAAGGCACATCTAGTTATTCTTTAAACTCTAATGTTATTGACATATTAGATATGTCCTTACGAAGAACAACAAACAACGAAACAACTGATACAAGTATGAGTAGAATTAGTCGTGCTGAATACTTAAATATACCAACTAAGGATACCAAGAGCAGACCATCTCAATTCTTTTTTGACAAGCTGACCACACCCGTTATAAAAATATGGCCTTCTCCTGAAAACTCAACTGACGTTTTGTTGTTTAATAAAATAGTACGTATGGATGATGCTGATACAGCTATCAATACCATAGATATGCCTTTTAGGTTTTATCCTTGTTTTGCTGCTGGTCTAGCGTATTACATATCGCAGAAAAGGGCGCCAGAACGTACACAAGTTTTGAAAGCTGCTTACGAAGAAGAGTTTAGGAGAGCAGCCGACCAAGATGAAGACAGAGCATCATTTCGTATCAAACCTTCAATGAGGAGTAGTTATTAATGGCTTACGCTGTTGGCAAATTTGCAAAAGCCATCTGCGATAGATGTGGTTTTGAATATAAGTTACATGAGCTACGTGAAGAATGGAACAATCTTAAAACATGTCCAGATTGTTTTGAACCAAAAGCTCCGCAAATAGATCCAAGACCAGTTGTATCTGATCCAGAGGCATTATACAAACCAAGACCGAATAACGATGTAGAAGTTGGTGAAGGTTTTGTAGTAGTGTCAGATCCGAGTAATTTTAGTTCATCTAGTATTAATTCATTTGCAATGAACTCTTCAATATTGGGTTCTAATTTTTCAACTCCTAAAATGACAGCATCTTTAGGAACAGTTACAATCACAACATGACTTATACTGAATTAACTACTTTGATACAAAGTTTTCTTGATAATAATGAAAGCACTTTCAATACAACGCTTCCAGATTTTGTTAAGAACGCTGAAGATCGTATATTTAATTTAGTACAAGAAGATTTCTTTAGGAAAAATGTGACAGGTAGTTTAACAACGGGTAGCCGTTTTTTAACTTGTCCAACAGATTTTGTTCTGAGTTTTTCGTTAGCAGTTATTGATAGTTCAAGCGATTATCATTTTCTGGACAAGAAACACCCCAGTTTTATGCAGGAGTTTACTCCCGATATAACTGATACCAGTCTGAGAGGGCTGCCTAAATACTACGCTGACTTTGATAAAGAATATAGCACTTCTTCAAGTTCTGGTTCTACTATCGTAGTCGCGCCATTACCAGATGCAGACTACTCAGTAGAACTGCATTATTTATATAGACCAAATAGTTTGGTTACAAATACAAGCGGAACCTGGCTTTCAAACAACGCCAGAGACGCCTTGCTTTATGGCTCATTAGTCGAGGGTTATATTTTTATGAAGGGTGAACCAGATTTACTTGCAACTTACGAAAATAGATTCCAACAAGAAATTGCTAGATTAAAAAATAGAGCAGAAGCTAGAGGAAGACGAGATGAATATCGTTATGACTCGCTTCGCTCTAATGTAAGTTAAAAGGAGTAAATATGAAGCCTATCAAGAAACTTGAGGGCAAGACTGTAGCTATCGTAGGTATGGGACGTAGTTGGTTTGACTACAATCTTGCTAAATCACACGGAGTACATTTTGACGAAGTCTGGGCAATCAATGCCGTAGCTGACGTCATATTTCACGACAGAATCTTTATGTTAGACCCAGCTAGTCGTTTTTTTGACAGTGATGATGCAGGTGGACAAACAGAATCTATGAAAAAAATACTCAAAACGCATGAAGGACCAATATATACATGTGAATTAGATAAACGCGCAAAAGGATTAGTCCTGTATCCAGTAGAAGAAATTGTTAGAGATTTGAATTGTTACTATCTCAATAATACAGTTGCATACGCTATAGCTTTTGCTTTATGGAATAAAGTAGGCTGTTTGAAAATGTTTGGAGTAGATTTTACTTATTCTGGTAATTTGTATTTCGCAGAGTCAGGCAGAGGTTGTGTAGAGTTTTGGTTATCAAAATGTCAAGGTGCAGGGATGCAAGTGGAGGTGGCTAATTCCTCTACTCTATTAGACACATCAATACCCGTAGAAGATAAATTATATGGTTATCATCGTTTGAAAGATCCAAAAATTATAGTGCACGATCAAGAAAACAAATTACGTGTTTTCAACAAAAGTCAAATTGAAGGTAAAATGAATGGAGAACAAAAACCTGTTTTGATGGATAGATATGATACACATCTCAAACAATCAAAAGCGGGAGATCCTAAAGTATGGTAGATGAAATAACACCAGGAGCAATACCCAGTTTAGGTATTATTGAAGCGCAAACTTCTAATTTTGGTGGACACCCACCTGAGTTTTGGGCAGATCGTATAACAGAAAAAATAGTTAGCGTATCTGATGACAACGAACCACATATCAAAGAGCAAGCTAGGGCTTACAAAGAAGCAATTAGACAGGTGTGTTTAATTTATATAAAAAATGCTATAAAATCTTATAAAGCTACCTTGATTCAAGAGCTGATCAAAGCTGGAGAGGAGGATGTAGCTAAAATTGTAAAAAGGATATAAATATGGCTATCACATCAACATTAACAACCAGCTTTAAAAAAGAGCTGCTAGAGGCTGTCCATAACTTCAAAAACTCAGGTGGAGATACTTTTAAACTTGCTTTATATACAAGTTCAGCAACTTTAGGTGCTACTACTACTGCGTTTACGACAACAGGACAAGCATCAGGTACAAATTACACTTCAGGAGGTGCAAACCTTACTAGAGTTGATCCTACTTCAAGCGGTACAACTGGTTTTACAGATTTTGCCGATTTGACGTTTGGAACAGCCACCGTAACTGCTAGAGGTTGTATGATATACAACTCATCTGACAGTAATAAATCTGTTGCTACAATAGATTTTGGTGGAGATAAAACTTCTACAGCTGGAGATTTCACTGTGGTTATGCCAGCGGCAGCGGCAAGCACAGCTTTAATTAGAATCGCCTAAATAGCCTATGGCTAATATTACAGGCTGGGGTCGCGGAACCTGGGGTGAGGGTACTTGGGGAGAACCTATACCTGTTACTCTTACAGCTCCAAGCGCAGCTACGTCTGCTTTAGGAACTGTAACTCTTAAATGTGATAACAATGTCACTGTTTCAGGCCAAGCAGGTACTGGAGCGGTAGGAACACCTACTTTTGATTGTGAAGCAAATGTAACACCCACAGGACAATCAAGTACAAGCGCTTTAGGATCTGTAACAACAGATGCTAAAGCTAATGTCACACCATCTGGGCAATCTGCTACAAGTGCTTTAGGCACACCATCCATAGATGCAGAAGCAAACGTAACTCCTACAGGCCAATCAGCAACGGGATCAGTTTCTGGAGTTGGTGTTAATGGTCAAGCAATAGCAACAGCCCCTAGTGGCGTTGCAACTTTAGGTGCCGTATCTGTTGATGTTGATGGTGAGGCAAATGTACCAGTATCTGGTCTTAGTGCTACAGCATCTGTAGGTTCTGTAACCATACATCACAACGCTAGATTCAACATAGACGGAGTATCTGCGACAGGTTCTGTGGGATCTCTTACTGTTGTAGCTAAAGCAATAGTATCCCTAACAGGTGTTTCAGCTACTGGAGAGGTAGGAAATCCTTTTGTTTGGAGTTTGATTGACGAGTCACAAACACCTAATTATAGCGATGTTACAGATACACAAACACCAAATTACAGCACCATAGATGATAGCCAAACCCCTAACTGGGAAGATGTTGCTTAACTATGCAGAAGAAAGGTAATATAATCAATTGAACGGAGATATAAATGGCTACTTATGTAAATGATTTAAGACTTAAAGAAATAGCTACTGGTGATGAGTCAGGAACCTGGGGAACTTCAACAAATACAAATTTGGAACTGATTGGTGAAGCTTTAGGCTTTGGAACCGAAGCAATCACAACTAACGCAGACACACACACGACCACAGTAGCAGACGGATCCACGGATCCTGGAAGAGCTATGTATCTCAAATACACAGGAACATTAGACTCGGCATGTACGATTACGATTGCACCGAATACCATCAGTAGGATGCAATTTATTGAGAACGGCACAACTGGATCACAAAACATCATAATCTCCCAAGGCACAGGTGCTAACGTAACCATACCAGCTGGTGATACCAAAGCAGTTTACTTAGATGGTGCTGGTGCTGGAGCAGCAGTTGTAGATGCTTTTGCTAGTTTAAATACAGTAGATTTAAAAGTAGAAGATGATTTAACAGTTACAGATGATGCCTCAGTAGGTGGTGATTTGCTGGTATCTGGTGAGGTTCAAACAGCAAACATAGGATTTACTGATGGCGACAATGCCATAACTATTTCAGATGGTGGTGGTACTTCTTTTGCACAAAAAATTACAGCAGATGCTGGTATAGATATTGATAATTTTAATATTGATGGAACTACACTAGCTTTATCAAGTGGTGATTTTACACTTGATGTAGCTGGAGATATTGTTTTTGATGCTGGTGGTGCAGATATTAAATTAAATGATGATGGAACTGCTGTGGCGGAGATTAACTTAACAGGCGGTAATTTAATACTTAACTGTCTTACATCTAATGAAGATTTTTTAGTTAAGGGCAACGATGGTGGTTCTACTATAGATGCTCTGGTTCTTGATATGTCAGAAGCAGGTGCGGCTATTTTTAACAATACAATAAGTTTGAATGGTATTTTAACTAGCAATGCAAATGGTACTGGTGGCACAAAAGCTACTCTAGCCGACTTTACATCATCAGGAAGCATAAGGAGTATTCTTCTGAAAGGTGCAGAAAATACTGCTAACCAAGTGTTTTTAGATGTAGTGAAAGATATTAATGGCTCAGAGACAACTTTATTTTCTATAGCAGACACTAGTATAGGCATAGGAACTACGAGTCCTAATGCTTCTTTAGATGTAGTTTCTGACAGTTCAGCTAATGGAATAGAAATTAGGGGTAGAAGTGCCGATAACATTTCTCAACTAACATTTGAGAGTAACGATAGTGGTACTACTTATAGTCAACTGCAAAGTCTTTCTACAGAATTAAAAGTAAAAGCTATTGCTAATATTCCTATGAGTTTTTTTACGAACAATACAGAAAGTATGCGTGTAACTACTGCGCATAAATTTGTAGTTGGTGATACTACTGCGTTAAATGGTGGTGGTGCATTAGGAAGTTTTGTATTTAGTGGCTCTCAAGGTGTATTTATTTCAACTGTTGCTCAATCTACTGGTGAAGTGATGGGATTTGTGCATCAAAAAACTTCGGTAGTAGGAACAATAGCTATTAATAGCTCTTCTACAGCTTACAATACTTCTTCTGATGCAAGGCTAAAAGATGTAACGGGAGAAGCTAGAGGATTAGATGTAATAAACAAATTAAATCCAGTATCTTATAACTGGAAAGTAGATGGAAAAGAAGACGAAGGCTTAATAGCTCAAGAATGTGAAGATATAGTTCCAAACGCAATTACTAAAAATTCATCTGATTACTATGAAATGGATTACAGCAAATTAGTAGTGCATCTGGTTAAAGGTATGCAAGAACAACAAGAACAAATAGAACAGTTAAAAACTGAAATACAAACCCTTCAATAAAGGAGAAAGATATGGCAATAAATTATACTTGGGATGTATCAACATGCGACTGCTACCCTACTAAAAGCGGTAAATCAAATGTAGTGTACAATGTACATTGGCGACTCACAGCAACCGATGATTCTAATAACGATTCAAACGGCAACCCACAAACTGCTGATGTTTATGGAAGTCAAGGTTTAGACACTTCCGATTTATCATCATTTACTAATTGGTCAAGTCTTGATGCTGCTAAAGTACAGGGTTGGGTAGAAGCGGCTTTGACTGCCGATACTGTTACAGCCATGAAAGCTGCGTTAGATGCACAAATAGCTGAAAAAATTACACCGACAAGCGTAACTAAAACATTAACGTAAAATTATGGAACAACAATACTTTATAAATATGCTACAAATATTAGACGTAGCAACAGAAAGAGGTGCTTGGAAAGGTGGAGAAATAGAAGCTGTAGCTATGTTACGCAAACAAACTATGGAACAAATCAAAGCCTTAGCGGAAGATTCTCAACCAAAAGAAGAACCGCAAGTCGAATCAATCACTAAAAAGATAGGAGAGAAGTAAAAAAATCATTAACAGAAGGAGAATGATATGATAGATACAATTCTAACAATAATACAAATAGCACCTTGGATAATATCAGGTGCTTCTTTGATTTGTGCCTTAACACCAACACCAAAAGATGACGAGATTATAGGTAAAATCTACAAGCTGATAGATTGGTGTGCTATAAATGTAGGCAAGGCCAAGGAGAAATAACATGAGTTTTTGGAAAAAAATGATTGATGCCATAACTGGTACGGAAAGAAAAACCGTAAGAGCCAGAGATGAAGATGGTAAATTTGTAGCTGATGATAAATCTACCCCAGATGTCAACGAGGCTTACGAAGAAGTAAGAGTTAAGAAAGAAAATACATAATGCCCGATATAAACGAATCAATGGCTAAAATTGAAGCACATGAGCGCGAGTGTACGATTCGTTATGAAAACATAGAAAGACGGTTAGAGGATGGATCAAAAAAATTTGATAGGCTTGAAACAATGCTTTGGGCAGTTTATCCTTTTATTGTAAGTGCGATTGTATTAGTCGAGTTTGTATGAACGATCAAAGCAGATTTAGCGGAGACATGGATCGTAACGAGGTCGAAATGGATCTCAATAAATTCATGGATATGATTAAAGAAATATCCGATTTAAAAGATAAAATTAGAGATTTAGAATCAGATGTTAATGTCAATCCTCATCAAAAATGGATTCATTTAGCAAAAGCTGTTGACTCCTGGAGAATTTTTCCAAGAGCTTTTCTAACCGTCTACATAATTTTATTGTATAAATGCACTATTTGGTTTATGGAATTGCCAGAACCTTCATTTGAACAGTCTGGTCTTATTTCTATCGTAGTAGGAGCTGGTGCAGCTTGGTTTGGATTGTATGCAGGTACAACTGGTAGTAGCAAACAATTTAAAGGCGAAGATAATTAGTGGAGGTCTTTGACCTCATAGCAGAAGTAGGCTTACCCATAGCCAGTGGTCTAATCATGGGTTTTTTTATATTTATGGTTATGAAACAAATGATGGACGGTCTTGTTGATGAAATCAAAACCATACAAGGCATATCTAAAATGTTAATAACAAGAGCTTCTATTATGAACAACGATATGATTCGTATAGATGTAAGTGTCTCTAGTGCATTAAACTTAGCACCAGACTTGGACAGAATAGCAAGAGCAGAAAACTTTGTAGAAGATGGTAAAATAGACGCTAGAAGAGATTAATGGACATAGCACAACTGATAGCAGAATTTGGGTTCCCTGTTGTCATGGTAGTTGGACTAGGTTATTTTGTTTACTTCGTTTGGCAAACAATAACTCATAAAATAGATCCGTCAGTTCAAGAAATGAAAAATACTATCATTCGTCTGACTGATCAATTACGATTATTAGATCAAGATATGATAAGGTTACAACAAAAGGTCAACACTGTTTTGGAAATAAAAGAAAACGAGGGGAGAGATGAAACAGCAGAACCAAAAAATAAAAAGCAAGAAGGAATTAGAAGAGTCGATTAAACAACAACAGGATAGACGAAATGGATAAATTAAATAATAAAACAAAGTTTAATGAGAAAGAATTTTGGGAAAAAAGAACCAAAACACTTTTAGAAGAAACTAAACATATAGATAAATGGCATAAAAAGGATAAATAAATCATGGCAAGAAAAAAGAAAATATCTAAAAGAGAAAAAGTGTTTGACGTAATTAGTAGTGCGATTGATTTACTTCAAGAATATTATTTGAGAGTTATGTTTTTTATGTTCGTAACTCTTTATGTATATGCAGTGTTCAATGCAGATGCACTAGCGGAGATACTGTTTGAAATGCGATATATGTAGATGAATTTATTAATATAAATGTACTTTGATTTTAAACATTTTATAAAAAAAATTATTAGACCTAGAGGGCAACGATCGTTTATTGCCTCTATGCCAAAAGAAAATTGTAGAATTTTAGATATTGGGTGTGGAAAAAATTCTATTTTTTTAAAATCAGTTAAGCCAAATTCTACTATATATGGTGTTGATATTGGTCTTTTTGAGCAGACTGATGAATCAAGATTTTTTTATACAAAATTAATAATATGCGAATCTAAAAATTTCGCTCAATCAATTCAAAACATAGACAGCGATTTTGACATTGTAATTTCTAACCATAACATTGAGCATTGTGAAAATCCTAAAAAAACATTTAGTGCGATGGTAGATAAAACCAAAGTAGGAGGTATCTTGTTCTTTGCTACCCCATCTCTTAACTCAGTAAATTTTCCAAGTAGAGGAGGAGGATTGAATTTTTATGATGATCCTACTCATGTTTCACCAGTAGATTTACTTGAATTGTTTGAATCTGAATCACACAGACTAAAGTGTACTTATTACACAAAATCAGCCAAACCGCTTATTTGGTGGTTTTTTGGTTGGCTCCAAGAACACATTTCAAAAAGAAAAAATTGGATAAGGCTTGGAACGTGGGATTACTATGGTTTTGAACAGATAATGTGGATTAAAAAAACAGGATAGAGAAAATGGATAGAGAAGAAAAGATTATAAGTATGATTATTCTTGCCATGTTGAGTCTTTTATTTGCAGTGAATGTAGTTAATGCTGATGAAATGACACACGAATTTAAGAACCCTAGCTTTTCAGGAATAAATACCTCTAGTCATTATCTAACCATAGAAAATCAAGAGTTCAATAGAAAAGAAGCTATACGTGAAGAAATAAAAGCATACCAAGAAGATTTAGAACGCGAGGCAGAAAACACTACACTTGCTAGGTTCATTCGGAATCTGGAAAGTCGTATCTATGCACAACTATCAAGACAGTTGGTAGATAGTTTATTTGGTGAAACTGCATCTGACTTTGGTGTTTTAGAATTAGAAGGAAATACCATAGAATATAGGGTAGAAGACGACAAAGTAACATTACTAATCACAGATGAAGAAGGCAATACAACAGAAATTACTGTACCTCTCGGTTCTTTTACTTTCTAGTTGTGCATTACTTGTAGATCCCTTAGATAATGGTGTGCCACCACTACGAGACGTTGAACCTGCAAAGGTAAGTTCTCTTCTTGTTACAGCACTTAAAGAATTAGACCCTCCTGTTAGAAAACCTATTGTCGCAGTTTATGAAACAAGCTTTCAAGATGATACAGGCCAACGTAGATCTAACAGTCGGTATGCTAGTTTTAGCACAGCTATAACATCCTCTCCTGATGCCTATTTAATTAGAGCTCTTAAACACTCCAACTTTTTTGACGTAGTAGAACGCAAAGGACTAGATCACCTTACAAAAGAAAGACAAATAATTCGTTCCGCTAGAGAAAAATTTGATGAAAAACAACAACTTAAACCTTTGCTTTTTGCTGGGCTACTTATGGAAGGGGGAGTCATAGGATATGAAACAAACGTAAAATCTGGTGGAGCTGGAGCCAGGTATCTTGGAATTGGAGCATCCAAAGAGTACAGACAAGACAGTATTACTGTGTCATTGCGAACAATTTCTGTTTTGACAGGTAAGATACTGATAGAGGTCTTAGTAACAAAATCAATATTGAGTGCATCTGTATCTTCTGATGTGTTCAGATTTTATGCAAACAACACCGAATTAGTTGAAATAGAGAGCGGTATAGTAGAGAATGAGTCTATAAATATTGCTTTACAGATGGCAATTGAGACAGCTGTTTTACAAACAATAGAGGAAGGATATGAACAAGGATACTGGAAAACAAGTTCTTGAACTTTTCAAGGCGATTTTAGTTGGGTTTGGTTTGTTAGTTTTATCTTTGCATTTAATAAGTGCAGATAATGAAATTTTTATAGATCAGTCAGGTGCTACATCTAATTTAGACATAGAACAAGTTAATGGTAGCGGTAACATTATAGGTGGTGCTGATGCGACAGCTGGTGCTTCTAATATGACACCGTTAGATTTAGATGGTACAACCATGACCTTAGATATTTTACAAAAAGGTAATACTAATAAATTCCTTGGTGATATATGGGCAGATAACTATACAGGTTATTTCTCGTTTATAGGAGATACTAATACTTTCAACATGTCTACAGATGAAACAAATGCAACTGGAGCTGATGGTTCTAATGTAAATGTGCAATTTACAGGCAATACAAACACAGCAACTTTGAACCATGCGATGACAGCGTTAGCTGCAAATCTTGATTTAGATTGGATAGTACAAGGTTCAGGCAATAGTATCACATCTAGTATCGATGTCGATGGTGCTACAAACTATATGGATATAGATGGTAGTGATAATACAATAACCTATGATGGCGATGGATACGCTGGTGGTTACTTTTACTTAGATCATACGGGCAGTACGAGAACATTTAACATAGATCAGGAGTCTACTACAGATAATGATTGGCTTAAAATTACATCTGTTGGCTCTAA